CGACCTGTAGCATTCTTAAACTTTGCAATAGTAAAATCAAAAAGGTTTACTAGCGGCTGTGGCCCAGATGATCTTCCGCCCATGGTCTTAAGCCTTGCTCCTGCTGGACGAACTTTAGAAACATCAACTGCTGGAATATGTCCAGTCCACAATAAAGCAAGTAGTTCACGGTATGCCTTTGCCCAACCTTGCTTAGAGTCTTCTACAACAATAACGGTATCTGACTTTTCAAGTGACTCTGGGACGGCAGGAAGCTTATTAACGTACTTGTATTCAACAGAGAATCCAACACCTGTTCCACACATCAATATGTACATTGTTTCATCAAATGATCTTGGATTATCTACTGGAACAAATGAGCAATTGTAACCTGCAACATTATCTCGTTCCAGTGCTGCTCCAGCTGTCATTACTGAACGCATTGAAGGCATAACATTTCTTTGGAATACACCGTCTTTTAGTTCCGCCACAAGCTTTTCATCTGGAACATAGTTATGATTTTCTTTAAGGTGATTTAGCATAAATGCAAAATATCTATCTACTGTTTCACCCCATGTTTCACGTCTATTTTCTTCTGGAATCCATCTTGCATATCGAGACAGCGCAATAAAATTTTCGTATGGGTTAGCAATAGTTTTTGACATTTATGAGTCTACCTTTTCTCCGCCTTGCGGTTGTATTTTTTAGTGAAGTCTATAGTGTATCAAACTTTTATTTATTGGTCTAGTCTTATGAAAATTTTTTAATTATTGGATCAAATGCATTCTTAGTTAACTCAAACCACTTGTACTCTTGATGTATTTTAGTTGACTGAGCATAATAATATCCAGAGTATGCATTAAAGTTAAAAGCAACTTCTTTCATAAGCTCAAGTAAGTGTTGATAGTTTGGTTCTAAAACTTGTCCTGGATGAGGGAATGGCCAAGGAGAATCTATAAGTTTAGATTTAATTGCAAGTGGTCCTAGATACTTTTCGTAATGTGCCCAACCACTTGTACAAATAGTTGGCATTCCTGTTGCTAAAGCCTGGAAAGGAATAAATCCAAATCCTTCTCCATAACTTGGATAAAGCAACACATGATGTGATTGATATAGGCCAACTAGCTCTGCGTCAGTCATTTCATCATAAATAATTTTAATGTTTGAGTAGTGCTCATTTGGTAAACCTATTATTTGTTTATCTCTAAAGTTGTTATATACTCTTGTAGTGTTTTGTTTATCTGCTTTTATTGTCAATGAGTAGTTTTCATTATTTCCAAATAGCTCTACAAATGCATCGACTACCATTTGACCCGCTTTTCTTGAAGCTGGTTCCCCTACATGTAAAAATTTTATCTTTTCTACTTGTTGTCTACGCTTTGGAATCCACATTGGATCAATTCCATGTGGATACACTTTAACATCTTTAAATCCGTTGTCCTCAAAAACGTTTGCACACCAATCTGATGTTGTCCAGATTTCATCGCATTCATTCATGAAGTACTTCCATTTGTCTGGAAGCTTAGTAGATTCCCATGGAGTATAACTAATTTGATATTGATCTCTATGTAACTTAAAAAATTCAGGCTGAGAAAAATTTAACTGTACTGGTGCTCTGCCATCTTGAAATGGGACATTGTGCCCTAATTCCTTTAGAGAATTAACAACTTTAAGGGCAGCGTTTCCATAACCATTGCTAGATCTAAGATTGATTACAGGGGTTGAAAATGAAATATCCATAATATCTTTCTAGTCAACTGACTTGACAGTAACTTATAATCAATGTTATGATTATAGTTCGTTATCTCTAGAGGAGGAAATGCCAATGGAGAAAATAAAACAACAGGTAAGTGATTTGGCTCATAACCTGGTAACAATAGTAATGATAACATTATTTATGTTTCCAGTCCAGCCTGCAAATGCCTTAGTAGTAAAACCTTTAGTGAAAACTGAAGCCCAATTGAAGCAAGAAGTCTTGGATAGTTTTAGTAAAGAGATTTACAAGCCATCTGAGATGCTTACAGACGAAGAGTTACTTATGTTACTTAAGGCTGTAGGATTCGAAGGGACAGGCCTTAAGAAAGCCTGGTCAATTGCAAAGCGTGAATCTAACGGAAGACCGCTTGCCTATAACGGGAATAGGAAAACTGGAGATAGTTCTTACGGAATATTCCAGATTAATATGATCGGAAACTTAGGTCCAGAAAGACTTGAGAAATTCGATCTAGAGAGTAACAAAGAGTTATTCGACCCAGTAACAAACGCAGAGATAACGTATTATATGACCGATGGCGGCGAAGATTGGTCAGCTTGGAAGGGTATGACCCCAAAAGCAAAGGAATGGCTATTGCAATTCCCGACTGATCAGAAAAAGTAGGTCAAATGAAGATACAAGTTGTATCTAAGTATATAGCCTTATCAAGAGAAGGCCTTGTTCCACGGTTAGAATGCCCACTGGACCAAGGTCTTCTTTTGTGTAATCAGAATCATGAAGATGAGCTATACTTATACTGTTTATCATGTAATTATAAAAATAATATTGGATCTGAAGTTTACAATAATTTATTAGAACAAATTAGGGGCAAGTAAGTGGCTATAGGCGAGCTAAAGGGGATGAAAATAGTAGATCCTGAAGAAAAAGAATTATTTTTAAAATCTTTTATGGATCAAAACTCTTTTGTAGAAAAATTTGGAACTTATGGTAATTTAGGGTTTTGGATTAAAGTAAAAGATCCCAGCTACTTATTTAGACTAAAGCACAATGGAACTATTCCTGGAGTAGTGCATGACTTTAAATTTTTAAAGTTGTATTTACGTCACACGAAAATACAGAAAATGGAATATTCCCAAGTTTTTTATTAAATCCAGAAGAAGGATCTGAATCAACTGGAGTAAGTTTAAAATACTGGTATGATTTTTTAAATCATTTTAATATTAAGTACGAGTGTAAAACAATTAGCAATACTGGTACACATAATGATTTTTCAGCTAATAGCGGATACATATTTTATTATTCTGATCTAGGTCTTGGAATAAACATAAATGATTTATTTCATAATACAACAGGGCTAAAAGGAAATGCTAAAAACTATGGGCCTAGACATAAGTTATTAAACATACCACACTCATATCAAATACTACCTTTGTTTTATTATACAAATTTGCTTGCTTCAGATTCATACGAAATATTAAAAAGAAATTTTAAGCCTTTAATAAAAAATACTATACCTGGAAAAAAAATATTTATAACTCGTGACACTAAAAAGTTTATGGATAGAAGTATAGAAAACTCAGACCTTTTAACTAACTACATGAAAAACAAGGGGTTTGAAATACTGTATCAGGAACACCTTACAATGCCAGAACAAATTTCATATGTTACTGAAGCTGAATGCATTGTTTCTTTGGTGGGAAGCTCTTTTATAAATGTAATGTTTTGTAACCCAGATACTCAGCTGTTTATAATTCATACAGATAAAAGCCAAGACTTTGGAATATATTTTAATCAATCTGCTAGATACGACATTGATGCAAAAACTATTTACTGCGATCCAGATGGAAATTCAATAATTGATTATTTTGAAACATCTAGCAATAAGATAACATTGCGGTGGATTCATGGCAATAGGTGACATAAAGGGTATATCCGTCTCCAATACAGAAATACGATCTTCCCTTTTAAAAGAAATATCTAGCAGACCTTTTGTTGAAAATCTAGTAGAGAATAACAGGGGATTTTATATAAAAGTTTCTAATCCTCTTATAGAGATTGTTTCAGATACAGCTAATACTCAATCCTATGTATCAATTCCAATTGTTAAATCAAACAACCAAATTGGTGAAATTCATTATGATGAAAACATATTAATCCTACCTCAGCCAGCAGCATTTTTTCATAATTTTGTAGAACAATATCCTAAAATTTTAGAGCTCAAAGAAAACAATGAAGACTTTAAAGTTGTGCTTTAGTATTCTGAAAAGAAACATAAAAATAATTTTGATACATACATTCCATATTACATGAGCTCTTTTTTTAAAGAAAATAATATAGAATATATAATTTTAAATCATAATGAAAAAAATATAAAACAAACAATATCAGCAAAAAGTATATACTTGTTTTATATATGCGAATCTGGAATCAATGATCCTTGGGGAAAGAGTATTACCTGTCCAGCTAAATTTTATGAATCCGAGTTTAGTTTTTTAAACTGTATTTACGATATAGGTTGGGTTTATAATCATAAACTAGGTAACGCATTTAGATTTGACTCATTAAGAAAATCTTTTAAAAATGTTATTCAAAAGCCTATCCCTGGCAAAAAAATATTCTTAGCAAGAAACTATGCTACTTACGACAGAGGCTGGAATGGCTACGAAATGTTTTACGACTATCTTTATAATAAAGGGTTTGAAATTATTTATTTAGAAAATCACAGTATAAATAATCAAATAAAAATATGCTCCTCTGCCGAATATATAATTGCTATGGTTGGAAGCAATTTGGTAATACCAATGCTGGCTACTAATAAAACCAAGATCATATCCGTCCATACGTCTGTAAGAGAAGAATATGGGCTATATCATTTCCAGTCTGGCAGAAATGATGGCATCATAAAAAGCATCTATCTTGATGAAGATTCAAATGATATAATTAATTACTTTGAAACATCTAAAAATTACTTAATTAGAGAGGCAATTGATTCATGAGTGAAGAACAGTGCACATCGGAATCTTGTATGTGTTCAAGAGAGTCTAAGGAAATTCCTATAACTGACTCTATGGGTAGAGAGATATTTTGGCTCGATGCAGGAAGACCCGAATAAAGAAAGCAGTGATTTAGAAGACAACCTTCCATTGGTTACTTACATCATGCTGCACAGAATATATGATTTGCTAACTATCATATCCAATAAATTGGTAGGTAGCGAAGACACGGCGAAAATGGTAGAATATCATGAGAAGGGTTACTTATTGGGACCAGTCCCTTCTTTCGTCCCTAACAATGAAGAGGAAATACAATGACAAAAGAGCAAGTAGTCATGTTGATGGTAGAAAAGATCAATAATGACAACCGATTGGCGGCAGTAAATCAGGAAGGCGTAAAGCTTGCTGATCTTGAAAAGTACATCTTAGAAATGGAACCACAGCTACTACATATGTGTGGCGGACTCTATGATACTTTAGCATCAAAGGGAGTAATTAACTTCGACGCATAGTCTTGACTTTGCAGGTTAGTTATTCTAAAATTAAGAAGTGCTGGTAGAGCAGGAATGTTCCCAGTATAATGTATAGTAATATACTACATAAACCCAATCAGATCCGCCTCTGGTTGGGTTTTGTGTTTATATGGGTGTATAATTAAAGCATGATTAGAACTAAAACAGTAACCGCAAATGCTACTCCAGTAGAGCTTAGTTTTAGCAACTTTGGTGTTAGAGCACATTATAAGATAATTATTAGCAACACTAGCGCAAACAAGCACCTTTTAATTGGTGGAAGCAACGTTTCTTTGACCAATTACGGTATGAGAGCGGAGCACGACCAGGATCCTGTAGTTATAGAAAACATACCATATCAAGATAAGATATACGCTATATCAGAAGACCCTAATGCATCTATAACTGTTGCAGTTATGGTAATTGAATAAATAGTGCGAAAAAAGTGCGTCGAAACTAGAGACCCATTTGGGTGTATAATTAATATATGAGCCCGCATCATTTTTCGAAGCAGATGAATAACCCATACTTCCGAACTAAGCATTTTCAGGAAGAATCTAAGACATTGTTATAATATTAAATGCACTTAATCCTCTATATTGGATCAGAAAAGTGCGGCGGGAAAAGTAGAGACTAAATTAGTCCCATAGGCTATCTTGTTTAGGATATTCAGCCTTATATTTAATATCCCCAGTAAGAGCATATAATATATCCATCAATTTATTACAATCATCATGTCTCCACCAAGTAGAGCATTGCTTATATTCGACATTTGGACACTCTAGCAAGATGTCCTGGATATAGCCTATAAATACTCCAAGGGCCTTTTGAGCCATTATCTCATCTGTAAGGTAGAAGTTCTTGTTTTCAAGTCTAGAGGTCTCATAGGCCAAGATAAGGCTTTTTACTAGGTCTTCCCCGTTTTTTATATTCATATTAATTCTAGTCAACTAGCTTTCTTATTCATTAATCTATCATGTGTACGAACTCTATGACAATTAGAGCAAACGATTTCGCATTTTGCTATTTCTTCATCTATTTTCTTCTTTGATAGAGTATCGATGAGCTCTGCAACATTTTTATGCTTCCGCCCTCTTACATGATCAAAATCCATTACGTAGTATGGATACCAAATCTTACAGTCCATACAAGGATTCTTTTCTTTAACTTCTTTTAAATAACGTGCCAAATATTCTTTAGTCTTTCTTGCAGAAGATTTGGTTTGCTCCATGTGTTAATTATATAATACGTTTGATTACAATTGAATCAAATAAATTATCCATGCAATCATCCAAAACCATGCAAAGTAATTTACATATCGTTTTAATTTCTTCATATTATCCTAGTCGACTAGTATTTGTAGGGATACTGAGATTTGAACTCAGACTCGTTTGTATATAAGACAAATGCTTTAACCAGATTAAGCTATATCCCCAAGAGGATTAGCGTATTCGTAGTTCCCGCTTTTTTGTCATATTGATATTGTACTATATATTCTAGTTGACTACAATATAGATCTATCTAAATGTTAATAAAATTTTTTTTAGCTATTGCCTATTGCCTATATATATTATATATTCTTATATTGATTACTTGGGAATTAGATTTTTTAGGAAACCCCCCCTACCCCCCAAATTTAAAAAATCTTTTTGGAAAGATAGAGGAGAGTTAGGATCTAATCCCAAGAGCTACTTGGTGTATTGAGTTCCTTAGTGTAACCCCCCGAAACCTTTCCAAGTATAACATTTAAGATTTTCGCAAGTCAACACTTTTTTCAAATTTTCTAAAATGTTAATATATTTTTTATTTGTATGATACACACCTAAATGAATGTCCGTTTTGTCCGATACTGCGCCCATAATGAGCCTAAATGTGATGCTAATCACACAATTAATTTTTAAAATGTCCGACATGTCCGAATTTGGGCTTGCAATTTGTCAGACCCCCCATGTATAGTTATAGGTATAAGAAGTTAAGAAATACTTAACACTTAAACGAAAGGAGTCAGACAATGACTCAACTAACAGAAACTCTGTATAGCACAATCGTGCACGACTTCCACAATGGTGGAGTTAAATCTTCATACGGCTTAAATGCCTACACTAGAAAGGCTCTCTTGCGAGACCTACTAAGTAGCAAAGGTTGCTACTGTATCAACTGTTTAGATAAGGAGTCTAACTAATGACTAACAGAATTTGGGAAAGTCGTAATGACTACCTTACTAATAGCGACTATGTCGCTTGCTCTAGCGGTTGCGGTAGAGTAACCGCTTGGACTCTATGCGTAATGTGTGGAGGCGACTACGCTACACACGCCCTAGTCAATGTGAGGTAACTCACACACGACACACCCCCTCTAGGGTTGCAAATGTCAGCGCCCTAGTGTAGTCTTACAGACATAACAAAATAACTACTAACGAAAGAAGAACATAACATGACAATCACTTACTCAATCTGGCAAGGCTCTCGCCTACTATCTATTGACAATGTAGCCCATGAAATAAAGGCTATTGACCACCTAATGGATACGCTAAACGCTAGCGACTTAGGAAAGAAAGTAAAGTTTTCCGCTAACATTCAATCTATCAAGACAGGAGAAAATAACTAATGATGACTAAATGGGATACAATTCAAGAAGATGTAAAAGACGCTTACACTTATTTAGATGAAGAAGAAGCCTATAACAAGGCACTAGAAGAAGATGAAGATTTTCTAGGTCATGAAATGATTTCTATAGAAGATTTAGCAGAACAAGAACTAGCGTTAGATTGGAATGAATAAATGGAGATTGAAATTACTTGGGAATTCTTATATATAAATTCCGACTTCTTAGGTCTATACGCTAACCTTCCCCTCTACTTGCTTATTGGTATCCCCGCCCTTGTGTGGGCATGGCGTTTAGCAATGCGAGAAAAAGAGGAGATGTAAATCACACGGATCTAGCGGCGTGTTGCCTTGACAAAGGCAGCAGCTGCCCGCAGTCTTTTGCGGGCGGTTATCCACAGGTTTATGAACAGGTGTGGAAAACTCCCGAAAAATTTGTGGATAACTTACGGCGTGTCAATTTGACAGACAAAACGGACATTTTGATGTGATGTAAAACACATAGCTTGAGCGTCTCAAAGTATGGAATTACTGGCGGGTAAATTGAAAAATGTCAGACCCCTAGGCTATAATTGCGGTATCAACAAAACGAAAGGACAACTAATGTCAGCAAATGTATATTCAATTAAAGACCTACTTGTAGGAACTAACTATTACTCACGCACCCTTCAGGGTGAAATTAATAATGGGATACATTGAAATTTTTAGAATAAATGAAGAAGGTGCTGGCTGGGTTGATTTATCCGAAGCCACTCCCGAAGAAATCTTAGATTTAGAAATCGGACTATTTCAGGAAGGTGCTCTCTAATGAACTTAGAAGAATTCAAAAAGCACGTGATCGCACAACGTGAGGCAAGCAAGGCGCAAGCCTTGTCAGTCCTATCTGCTACAATTACCGAAACAAACGAAAGGGAAAACCTAAATGGCTAAAGTAAAAGAATACCTAGAAATTATTTCTGCTGAATGTGATGAATGCGGTGGCGCAGGATTTTTATTCTGGGGAAATGAAAACAATTATGATGTAGAGCCTTGCGATTGTATCGCTGAATTAAATGATGAACTAACAATAGATTGGGTAAATGAATAATGTATAAACTAACTATTGCATATGATGGCGAAATGGTATCAACTCACCAATTTGCAGACGCTCTAACCGCAGTCCATAGTTTTGATAAATGCTCAGACTATGGAGATGCAAAAGAATACGCAACCTATAATTTGTCAGAGCCTAATGGTAAAATGCACACTAAGAACTTCTACAGAAATGGAAAGGTAACACAAAAATGATGACACGCAAAGACTATATCGCAACCGCTGAAATTCTAAAGTATATGAGCAACAAAACTCACCCCGCAGTTTTTTCTAAAACTGTTCATGATTTTGCGGAGATGTTTGCAAAAGATAATCCTCGTTTTGATGTAACGAGATTTCATGAAGCAAGTGGTTACCATGTACCGAACTTCTCTTCTCGATAAAGTAAAACGCATACAGGAATTGCGTCGCAGTAATGCGGCGCAACCTGTACGCAATAAAAAAAAATACACACGAAAAATAAAACATAAAAATAAATTTGATTGAAATTTCAACTAAAGCCCGCAGTGGTGTGGGGGGCAGCTGTGATTTACGACACATTTAAAAAATGCCTTGAATTTTTCGGCGTGTCTAAAATAAATGTCAGTGGGCCCTGCTATAATTCTATCAACAACGAACGAAAGGCCAGTCATGAAATTAAAACGGTCAAACGATAGAAAGGTGGCTAACCTTGTCACAAAAAATGGAAAGCAAGCCGCTATTGCTAATACTTTTGGATTACCTGCAGGCAAAGAATTCTCATGTCCTGGTGCCACTAGCGTATGCGAAAGCGTGTGCTATGCGGGAAAGCTTGAAAAACTCTTCAAGGGAGTAAAAACTAATCTTCTCCACAATTGGGAGCTCTTACGCAATGCAGATCTGCAAGAAATGTACTCTCTACTTTCAGAAATGATTGCAGAATTTAAAGCAGAATGCGTAAAGAAAGACGCACCTATGTTATTCCGTATCCACTGGGACGGAGATTTCTTTAATGAAGACTACACACGTGCATGGCGTTTAGTTATTGAAGAACAGCCAGATATTCAATTCTGGGTATATACACGTGTTAAGTCTGCAGCGCTTATTCTTAAGGATGTATCTAATCTATCTCTTTACTATTCCACCGACGATGAGAATAAAGAAATTGGACACGATTTAAAAATTAATAACGGGGTCCGCCTTGCTTATTTGGGAAAGACATTCGCATTAACAGAAAGCACAATGAAAGAATTAACGGGAAAGCCTGGTGCAAAATGTCCTGAGAATAATAAGTCTATTCCACTTATTAGCAATGCAGGGTCCGCATGTGTCTCGTGTGGATTGTGTGTGTATGGTAAAGCAGACATTCGATTTAGCGCAACTAAAAAATAGGAGAAATAAAAATGAAATACTTTAATGCATTACTAGCTACAGTTATGGGCAATGAAGAAGAACGAGAAGACGCAATAAAATATTTAAAAGAAGTTGATCCTGAAATTTGGGATAAGGAAGAGTAAAGGGCCCGCATACTTGTGGGGGCAAAACCTGGTTTATGTCAAGTTACAACACACCCTGAAAATTGTGGGGTTTATCACAAATGATTATTGGATTTTGATAGGTTATTGTCAGACCTATAAGATACAATACTCTTATTCCAACAACGAAAGGTAGATTATGTCTAATCTAATGAAAGTTCCACACACAGTTGTATTCGAGGCTATTATTGACTTGGATAAAATTCCTGCAAA